CTTATTGTCACTTACAGCTATATGTTTTTCTAGTGTTACATGAATCTCTTGAATGGTAGGTTTAGCCATTATGCTAAATCTCCTGCTACCATTCCCATAACATAACCATTATCTAATGGAGTACCACCACTTGATATATTTTTAGTTCTTACAAAACTTGCACTAGTTGATGCAGGTTCATAATACATATTATAACTATTTATACCAGACTGACTGTTACTACCATTTGTTCCAGTAGTCGTACAAAAATCATCACTACTCATAACATTAGTAAAGTTATGTTGATGGTCTCCAGTTCCTATATCTGTCATATCAGTTATATTAAATTTATCACGATAGTCATCATCTGAATTTAAATTAAACCATGCTTTAACTAACCCTTGTTGTAAACTTGTAGTAGCTGTTCCCTCACCTCTTACTGTTATAGCATTAGCAGAACTAACACCGACTAGGGCATCTACGTTTAATGTACTCATGCTAAATCTCCTAGTAATGATACATAAGTAACGGCATTAACAACTGACCCTGCATCATTTCTTGTCTCTACACGAACTTGAGATGCTGTTTGTGTTCCAGAATCGACTGCTCCATAAGTAGCTGTTTCACCACTTGATATATGAACTACATAATTTACAGTTGCCATGTCATTTGTTATAACCATCATAATTTGACCAGTTCCATTGTCTGTCATAGAATCAATATTAAATGAATCCACTAGAGATATAGCAGCTCCACTACTTGTAGTTGGTGCATCAATATCTACCCAAGCCTTAGTCAATCCTTGTTGTAAATTTGTTGTTGTTGAATTTCCCTCGCCAGTAACAGCGATTGATCCTGCTGTGCTTAAACCAGTGAGTGTATTTACTTTTAATTGTGATGCCATTATGCTAAATCTCCTGCTATTTGTACGCCAAATATAGTGCTGTCAGCAAGAGCATTATATCGTCTACCAGATACTTTGCAATCAGTAGTATTTACGACAGAACAACCAGAATAAATTCCTACACCACCACTAGTAGATTCACTATTACCTGCTGTTGTTACAGAATAATCATCATTAGCCATATTATTGGCTATTGTTACTGTGGTTGTTCCTCCACCACCATCCGTTATAGTAGTCACATTAAAACTACCTTGTATTGCTTGTGTACCACTCTGATTAATCTGTACCCAACACTTCATCAACCCTTGCACAGTATTCTGTGTAACTGCACCACCATCAGATACATAGGTTGAGGTGTTAGCCATCTTAACATTTGACCCACCACTACCTGCTTTATCTACAATGGTATCTACATTTAATTGACTACTCATACTATTGTCCAATTCCCACTAAGAGTTATAGTTGTGCCTGATCCAATAGTAATTGGTCCACAAGACAAAGCATTGTTAGTTGCATCAACAGTTAATGATCCAGTAACAGTATTTTCATGTTGTTGTATAATAGCTTCGTAACTTGTAGTGTCAGCTTTCTTACCGATATTATTAAACATATTAAACTCCTATGCGTAAGGGCTTGTTCCTAAAACACTTGTATCCCAAGCTGCTTTTAATTTAGCAATAGTGTCTGCATTAGTTATTGCACTTGCAGCAGGAGCATCTCTTAATGCTTTCTTAGCATTTTTAGCTGTGGTTTGTGCATCACTATCATCTGCTTCTAATGCTTTCATATAAGCTACATCTTGTGCTTCAAGTAAATCTTTTCTAACTTCTCTTATCTTATCTTTAAAGATTACTTTAGATGCAGTTAAATCTTCAGTTATAACTGTTCCTGATAATGTCCAAGCACTTCTAAAATGTCTATCAGAGGGGATTGTTGCTTTAGATGCTTCAATCATATTCCCATCTTTGTCTGCTATATTAGTTGCCATATTATGCCACCTCTTGTTTAGTTATTGTTAATTCTTCTGATATCTTCCATGAGTTTCGCCATGTTCTTGTACTTGGCAGTTGTGATTTCTTGCATATAACAAGTCTTGGTTTATTTGCTTTATCCCAGTCTTGCCAAACATGACGAGGTATGTCTTTCATAATTGCATATTCAATCGCTTGTTCTTCGGTCATTGCATCTATTGGTTTAGTGTTATGTAATAGATAACCTCTTGTATGTTTTTTAAAACCAGGTTTAGCTTCGTCTTTAGCTAACTCCCAATACACTCTTACATCTGGTAATACCCCACCTTGCAGCGCACAAGCTAACCAATTAGGATCTGGATGAGTTACTTTTGCAGGAGCATCTGGTTCATTCTGATCTTCCCACACCACACAATAGTCTGTTTTATGTGGCTCTAGGTTTTCTTTCGCCCAACATAATCTATCCCATAAATGTGTACCTTGAAATTCTGGTGTTGTTATCATGTGATCTCCATATAACTCATTGTAACTGATAGTTTGTCTGCGACTGAACAATCCACTTTTACAATATCGCCAACATTCAAATTGATTTTATTTATTATAACTTCGACTGTTTGCCCTACTGCAATAGGCATACTTTTAGCAATATGTGCTGTTGTGTTTTGTGTTTGTGCAGTTTGAGTTGTCGTACTAACAATCTGGACTGTTGCTGTAACTTGTGCTGTGTGAACATTACAAAGCGTTAGACCTAAAACAACAAGAGTGCTTCCAGACTGAACAGTATATATTGTTTCTGGACTTCCCGCTCCTGCTGGAGCAACATCCCTTGTTAATAATTTAAATGTGTTTGCCATTTTATCTCCTTATCCGAGTGCGATTGCTAAAGCTGTGGGATCATCTAAAGTACAAGCAATCGTTATTGTATCTGTAGAACTACCAGTTGTTGTAATGTTTGCACCAGCTGCTATTGTTAATGTGTTGCCATTTGTAATTGTTTGGTTTGATCCAGAAGTACCAGCAACAGTAAAGCTTGTCATATCACCACTAGGACCTTGTATGCCTTGACTACCAGTTGCACCTGTATCGCCTTTTAATCCAGTTCTTGTAAAATGTACTGACAATTCATCTGCTGCACTAAATGTGTTATTACTTGCTAAGTGTGCTACAGTAATTTTGTTGTAACCACTTTCGTCTGACACAGACGCTGTAATCTTAAATCTTGCATAAGTAGAGCTATCGTTTATATCAACTATGTGCAAAAATCCTTTTATTGTTGATGTGCTTGATCCCCATGTTGCTGTATCAGTCTGTGTAGCTGCACCATTTGCATCTGCATCATCAATGTAAATTTCTGTAACGCTTGCATATGTTGCATTGTTAAAAGCTATCTCTCCAGCTCCAGGATCAGCATCACTTGTTCCAGTATCAAACTTATAAAAGTAACCTGGTATTGCTCCATCTTCACCAGAAGCAACAAAACTTAAAAATACTTTGTCGTTGTTAGCAAAAGTTCCAGCTGTATCTATATAAGTTAAAGCTAGTTTTGTGTAACCACTAGCATCAGTAACCGCACCAGATATTTTAAATACAGCCCAGGTATCTAAAGAATTTGCTTTAGACATTCTAATTCTGCCACGATTTGTGTCATTGCCAGTAACGTCATCAAAGCTTTGAACCCATGCAGACACATCAGTTCCATTAGCTTCAAGGTCATCTACATAAGCGATTGTAGCTGAAGATAAAGTTGTATTATTAAATCTAATAACACCACTACCAGGATCAGCATCAGTTGTTGTGGTTGAATATGTAAATTGTGCTGAATCTCCGCCAGCTGGCAAAAAGTCTGCTACAGTTGTAAGGTTTCCATCACTATCAAATCCAAGTGTTTTTGATGCTCTAGCTGTCGCACTATCAGTAAATTCTGGAGTTGTAATAGTGTTTGTTCTTGATACTTTAAATGATCTATCTAATTGTTCTTGGATATCCTGGGTAATAAATGTCAATCTATCAAGAGCTGTTTCGTGATCTTCAGCTGCGAAAGGATCGTTTTCTACATAATCTGTACTCTGTGTTAAATCAAGTGATCTTCTTATAAGGACAGTTTCACCAGATTGCGGCCTTTTATCTGAACTTGAAAAATGAGCATCACTAGAACTGCCTGTATTGAATTTAAATAAAACATTACCGCCACTATCAACCCCAGCGTTAGTAACTATGTAATCAGTATTTAATACTTTTACTGTTTCAGTTCCAGTTGAACTTCTTACAATTACATCTAAATCACCATCTGCAAAGATTTTAAATTCATAGATAAAGCTATGTAAAGTTCCATTACCATCAGCAGAATTTTTTATTGTGGTTGTTGATACTGTCATATCTACCTCATTATATTATTTATTTTTTCGAACTTCTTTTTTTTGATAGCATTTGATCTTTCTATTCTATCTCTGATAGCGCTACCAAACTTGTCATCATTAAGAAGATCGTTTTTTGCTTCTGCCCTAGCGGATACAACAGCTCCATTTAACATGGTTTCTGCTGTCTCTCTAGCAGACACATCTCCTGCAACTAACCAGGCTTTTTTTAGATTTTGATATTCACTTGTTGCAATTATCTTTTCAGCTGCATCAAGTGTTCTGATACCAGAGTATTGATGTAACTTATCAATTTCTTCTCCTGTAAGACCTACGTCAGCATCCCAGGTTTCATGATGTTTAGATGGTCCAAATCTTAAAGCAATAAACTCCTGGTCAATTTTATAAGTTCTTTTAGCATAAGCTTCTTGAGCTTTCCCACTACCAGCTAACTCATTACTTTCTGTAACTGCGTTATTAGGTCCTATAGTTGAGCTGTAAATAGGACTGATTATGTCTGGTCCATAAGCTCCAGATAACATTATTTTTTGACCCCACAAGTTTCGTCTTGGAAAAAGATCATTACTTAAAAATGGGATCTGTGATTTTAATTGATCTATTAATCCATAAGTTGCCCTTACTAAAGGATCAACAGTTTTTTCTCCCTGGGCCGCTATTCTTGGTACAATAGATTTCCAAAAGTTTTCAGCTGTTGAGCCAGCATATCTGTCTGGATCTTGCAAAGCTTTCATCAATGAGCTGAAACCTTGCATAAAGGTTTTATTTGTCATTTGATTACCAAGAGCTGCTGCTAAAGCTGCCATGACAGCTTTACCTTTTTCGTCATCTCCATCACCACTTTGCATGGCTTCTGCTGCATCTGCCGCCAATCCTAAAATTGATGAGAATGGCTCAGCTGCCTGGTATGAATAGTATGTATTACCAATCTTAATTGAGTAAGGCTGCCATCCGGTTCGTCTTAAAGCACTTCTTAAATCTGGATCAGTTGGGCCACCACCTGTAACCTCACCATTTTTTGCCATCATAAATACAGCAGCTCCTGTAGCGTTACCCACAAATAGCTTTGCCTGGGCCATTTGACCAGCGGCTTTATCTGCTGCTGAAGCACCAGGAGCTTTAGCCGCTTTCATAGCTGCCGCAGTTTCACCATAGAAGAATCCAATAGGTCCTCTATCAATAGCAGCATATTTAAATGCGTTATATGGTGTTTTGAAAAATGGCAGAAAATATCTCATTCCTGGTATTTTTCTTATTGCGTTAATTCCCTTACCAACATTATCTAAATCAGTTTGTAATGTTATATATTTAGCGTGTGAGTCTGTTTGTTTTACAGCTGCATCTGGTGGATTAAATACATAATCTCCAATATGGTTTGATAACTCATCACCAGATAAACCTTTTGTTTTACCAGATCTATAGGCTTGCTGATAAATGCTCATACGTTTTGCCATCACCTTGAAAAACGTATCTTCAAATTCTAGCAGCCTTGTTGGTATTCTGCCTAAAGTTGCAAAGTTACCAGCAATATCAATAAAGTTACCTATCATTCCATTAGCTTCAAAAGCTTCAGCTGTAAAATCATTACCAAATCTTTTTGTGCCAGAACCTTGTAGCTTTGATCCCTCAATAGGAGATTGACCATATTTAAAAGATGAACCAGCTGCGCTAAATGCTTCTCGTAAAACCATTAAGCCAGCAAATAACTGTGCGTTTCCTTCTCCTATGTAAGCTCCACCTTCACCGCCCATAGCTCTTTTAACTGTGCCTATGCCACCAGCAACATAAGATTCACCAACATGAGCCAAGGTTGTAAGAATGTTTCCTGTAATATTTTTGACATGAGTAATACCAGAAGATAATAAAATGTTTATCCAGGCTTCGTATAAAGCATCACCCATCTTTTTAAGCTTAGAGCCTTTATTAGCAAAAGCTAATTTAGCTGCGTTGCTTTCACCAGAGGTAAGATACATTCTGGCCATATCTTTTATATCATCTACACCGCCAAAGCTTTCTAATAGAGTATTTACATTAGCTGTTCTGGTTTGGTCAAAATCGCCACCCCTTACAGGAATCTTAAATTGCCCTAACGCTCTAGCTATTTCTGTCTGCGCTCCTTTAATTTGAGCTTGTAAATTACCGACTAATTCTAATTGAGTCCTAAAATCTAATACAGCCTGGTTATCTCCGCCATCTGCTTTCAATGCAAGCTCATCTAATTTCTTAACTTCTGCAACTAAAAGTTCTCTGGAAGCCAGCATTGTTTCTGCCAGGCCAGCATCTGAAGTTATTACGCCACCTTTTTTTCTTTCTAATATACTTTTAGTTAATGTTTTAGCATCAACACCTAAATCATCAGCAAGAGATTGTGTTGCTTTTTGTGTTATTTCACCTCTATTGGCATCTGTTATCTTGTCTTTAAAAGTAAGACTAACGCTATCTATTGTTGAATAAATATTTCCTTCATTTGGAATTTTAGCATCACCACCAGCGCCAACAGCTCTAAAGTCTGACAACATACCATCATTTAGATTGACCGGTTTTAAATTAGATTTAAAATTTTCTGCGTTTTTAGCTTCTTCAGCTTTTCTTATCTTTAATGCAGCAGCTTCTTTTGTATATTGTTCCTCTGTTACTATTCTTACAGGTAATGTTTCAAGCTCCATATCCTTAGAAGCAAACCAGGTAGCATTACCATCCATCAATCTGTAAGTACCATCTCCATTATCTATAACACTTAATGGACCTCGTTTACCTCTTTGGCCACCAGCTGCTTCAGACATAAGTCTTTTAGCAACAGGTATTCCTTTATTATCAGCACTCTTAGTAGGAATAATCTTATCTATAGCTATATCAACAGTATCATTTGTCCTGGTAAAATATGATGAGCTATCTTTAAGATTAAATGCAGGAACTTTAACATCTGTTCCTGGTGGTTTTGGCCCTATAAAATTTTTATTATCTATTAATTCCTGTTCTCTTTGAATTGCTTTCCCAAAAGTATTATTAGAATTTTTAAGTAAATCCTCAAGTTTTCTTAATGGATAAGAAACAACAGGAGCTACATAATCAGACACAACACTTGATATACCAGAGTATTTTGCTAACTGAATAAACTGTTCATCCTGGTTAACAGGCAAAGTATAACTGTTATTAGGCGCAATATTTTGATTGTCAAAACTAATACTAGGCTGAAGTAACTCAGACCCATCAAGCGGTTTAACTACGTCACCAGCAACAGATTTTTCAATATCAAGATTTTCTATGGAGTTTGGTATAGACAATTATATTTCTTTCTAACATAAATTAAAGACATTGGAAACACTATATTCCAGGAACACTTAAATTAATTTGATCGTAAATTGGTTTCCATATATCAGCACCAGCTACTAAAGCAGCTGTTGCTATGCTCTCACTTTCTTTAAGCATATTTTGATAGTCACCTTTTTTAGCATCATCTTTTTCTATAACTCTGGCTTTATCGTAGATACTCCAGAGCTGTTCTTTAACAGCGCCCATTTCCTGTGACCAAATCTGAACTTCTGCTTTCTTGCCTTCCGGTGTTGTAACAATTACTTTTCTGTCAAAGTACCCACCAGGGTAAGCTCTCCAGCCTTCATCAACTATCTCATAGTTTTCACTTAACATTTTTACGATTGCTTCTGCATCTTCTGGTCTATCAGTATTAACACCTGTTCTGACAATATCAGTTACCTGGTCTGGATCTGTGTAACCTTTAGCACCTACTTTTCTTCTTAGGCTGTCTTTTGTTTTTATCCCTGGGTCTACTGTCGTTGCACCTGTAACAACAGATTTGTCATTAACATTTAATGGATTTTCAGTAGCTTCTTTTAAAAAACCAACTAAACCAGCTTGAGCTTCTTCTGCGTTATTATAAACTTTCTTTAAAAATCTTTCAGTAGGACTAGCCATATCAGCAAGGAAGTTTGCACCTTTAGCTAAAGCACCACCGAAAAGCGCACCCATTCCAAAAGATTGAGCTGACTGACCAAAATCAAACCCTGCCTGTTCTCCGCCCTGGATCTTTACAGACTGTCTAAGACCATCATCAGCAGCAAAATATGTACCGCCTTCAAATGCAGCCAGAGCTGTTGTGCTTTTAATTGATCCTTTTAAAGCTTCTACAATCCCTTTTTTAGTTGTTTGAGCTACACCATGTCTACCAACAACACCTATGCCAAGCGTTCCCAGGCCCACATAAGTAGTAGGATCTGTCAGCATATTCTTAAAAAATCTTCCTGTTCCTGCCCAGGTTATTTCTTTATCGTCATAAGTTTTCATCATTTGCAGAAAACGAAACTTAGTATCATCTTCCATGCCAGATAGCTGACCAGTTCTTATTCCCATCATTGGTAAGTTATAATTAAAAGTTCCCATGAACTCTAAGCCAAAATCTGCATATTCCCTTTTCTGCTCATCTGACATTTGCTCAAATGGTATGTCAGCTAAAAGCTTTGGGCCTTCAGCATTATTACTATTCATTATTTTTTGGGCAGCAGATCTGTAACTTGCAGGACCTACTGTACCTACATTCTTTTCTCCAGCCTGGGCAAAAGCTACATTTGGTCTGTAAAACTTATCATAGATAAGCTTGCTGCTTACAATCCAATTAGTATCTGAAAAAAGATCTTCTTCTTTTATATCTCTTTTTATATCAGTTTGATCTTTGTCAAATAAATAATCTGAATTAGATTCTGGCGGCGCATCTTCTGCCCACGATTTCTTATGAAGTATATCTTGCCTTCTGTTAATATATTCTTCTAGGTATCCCATGCCATATCCTATTTAGGGTTTTTGATGTCATCTTCTTCTGAAGAACTAAATATACTCAGTATGGAATCCCAGGTACTTACACCACCGGATTTTGCATCAGTATCATTTTGACCTTTTTGCGCTTTTAATTGTTTAATAAAATTACCTTTGTCGATTTGATAGGTTTCTATTTCATTTATTGTTTCTTTTTCTAAAACAACTTCTATAGGTGAATAGATGCGTTTATTCGTTGTAGGGTTTATAGGATTACTTTTTACAAATTCTCTAGCTTTGATAATATCGTCTTTAGTCCAGTTTTTAATTTCCTTTTTGCCAATCGCTTTTGACAATGCAGAAGTCGGAGCTATGAAACCTATATCTTGCTCCAGGTTTCTTGCATACATACCAGCAACCTCTTTATAGGCTTCTAGTGGGGATTTTTTCCCATCAGTAACAAGAGTGTAATAAGTAGACATAGCATCAGCTCTTAATAAACCTGTGCTAGTTTTTTGTTTGTAACCACCCATTGAAATGCCACCAGCTGAATCACCAATAGCTGTTTTTAATATGCCAGCATAACGCTTGATCTGGTTTGATTCACTTGAGCTGTTTAAATATCCTTTTGCAGTTTTAATAATATTAACAGCATCACCAACAACTAAGCTCCCATTTAAACCAATATTACTTTTAACTTCTTCAATAACTTCCATAATCTCATCATTGTTTTTTGCTTCAGCTAATCTTTCATGAAAGCCAACAACTACAGAAGCATCAGACACAGGCGCATCTTTTCCTAAAATAAGATCATTTAAAATTTTAAATTGTTTGTCATCAATGTCTGCATTTTTATAAGATTGTAAAATTTGATTTGTTGTCGGTAGCTGAACTGTAGATCCATCTCTTGAAGCTTCAATTAAATTAGTTATGAAATTATCAAAATTACCCTGTTGTTTAATTTTAAGATCTTTTGTATTTTTTTTAGCAGTTCTATTATCTTCAGCAATCCTTCTTCTTTCTAAAGTTCCAACTAAGTTATTCGCTTCTCTAAGTAAATTATCTCTGTCTGCTGGTTTTAAAAAAGGAAAGTTTTTAGGATCACTTAAATTTTGTAGCACTACTAAAGCATCACCTGGCTTACCAGAAATAGCAGCGTTACTTATTTGCTGTCTTACACCAATTCTTGCGACATTACCTCTTGCTGATAAATTTTTATTAGTTGCTTCAACATTTGTGAAATACCCTGTTCTCGCTGCGTTTTGATACAAACCGCCTACAAACTTACCAGGTGATATTTCAACACCAAACAATTCTATCTGAGCTTTAGACTTTTCAGCAGGATTTCCTGTTGCAATAATATTTTCTAATTGGGTTGCTCTTGTAATGATTTGAGCTTTACCAATATCAATCGCTGAGTTTCTGACAGTCTGCATAACTGACAGACGTTTGTTTGAGACATTACTTGCAGCACTTGCTAAAAACCTTTTTTTAACAATACCATCATCAATCTTACCAGCTATTCTTTTACTTGAATTAGACACAACTTTATTATAATTTTTTAAAGCTTTGCTTGGGTTTTGTTGGGCATTTGTCTTTGCTAGTATTTGTTCATTGTCTAATATAATTTTAAATTCATTTTCAGCAGCTGCTAGTTTAGAAGCTCTTTCTGCTTTTAACTCTTGTTCATACCAGGCAAGACTTTCTTTTTGTGCGCCAGCTGCAACTTGTGTAAAGGCAGCCGCTCCAGCTGTAAGAGCAGAAGGGTTTGCCTGGACACTAAATTGAGTAGCTCCAACCTTAGATGTTACAACACCTTGGCTTTGATAAGTAGGAACTTTCATTAGGCTGTCGCATAAATTCTAGCGCCGGTAGATGCGCCGCTAAGTAATGATCCAAACGCCTTAATGTTCCCTGCTCTCCTTGCTTCTCTGCCATATAATCTATTTAAGTTACCTTGCATAGTCTGTTGCAATCCTTGTTCTTCAAGTTGTTGCTTACCAACTTGGGCATTATATCTTTTAATATTTATTTCATTGTCAGCTTCCTGGGCATTTGCCAGAGCTATTTTAAGTGGAGTGCCACTATCTGCTAACCATCCATTATATGAATTAGCCATTTGTGTTTGCTGCGCCAACTCATCATAAGAGTTTTCAAATTGCACAATCTGTAGTTCTTCAGCAAGAATGAGCTGGTCCGCAGCAATCTGTGAAGCATCAGCATTTCTGTCGTTAATATCAGCATTGTATTTATAAGCTGCTTCTTGGCCTTTGCCCTGGGCCGCATGGCCTGCCGCTGTTGCTACAGTTGATATGACCGCTGCTGCTATTGCTACTTCTACACCCATTAAGTTATCCTCGCTACTCTGTAATAATCAGATCCATCTGGACCAAATTTTTCCATTAAACCTTCTTGCTTAAAACCTAAGAACCTTGAGAACCTTTGAGCTTCCGGCCAATCTGTTCTGACTGCTGCCTGGACTCTTTTAAATTCATGTTCTTCAATAATCTTTTTAAAATCTTTTGTGACTGCTTTTATGATTGGCTTGCTATAATCATGTAGCCTTTCACTAGCCAAAAACCACGCTTCACCGACCCCATTCCATAAAGGTATAATCCCAGCACACGCTATCAAATACCCATTGTCCAGGGCAGTAAACGCTGTTCCAGGGGTGTTTAGGTTGTCAGCAAAGTTCCTAAACTGTCCAATATGTTTTGGTGCGCCTTTATTCATTTCACCAGCCAGAATATCCCTTGCGTGTTCTGGCTTGTAATCAACAATAATCATTGATCGTATGTTATCAATCTCGGATAAATAGCTAAGACTGTAAGCGGTAATGGCTGATCTTGTTTAACTACAACAAAGCCATCAGAGTCGTATCCACCTCTAAACTCAACTTCTTTGTCACCGGTAAACAAACCAATAGCAGTATCCATCTTATCAGCTGAGCTTCTAAAGTGAATTAAATCTAACTCATTTTCTGTACTGCCTACCTTTGCACCAACAGATCTATATAATCTTAATGTTACATCATGTATTCTTTTTGTTTTAGCCTGGGAAGTTCCTTCTGTTCCACCAGCTTCAACTCTCATTGTCTTTAATAAAGAAGAAAAACTAAGTCCTATATGAGCCTTTGTTGTTGATCTTTCTAAAGTTAATGCACCAGAAGCCACACTTTTTGTAGGGTGAGTCGATCCATCAGCTAATATAGCTACTGTCTGTGCTTCTAAATGGCTTAAACCACTCATTGAAGTTGCAGCAGTTCCGCTGTAACTAAGAGCTGAATCAACAAAGAAAGCATCTGTTACATCTGTTCCAAAATCAAATGTAGAAAAATACTCCACATATCTGGCAGTAGAACCATTGATAGTTCTTTTGACTATCATATAAACTTGGTCCTCATCTAAGTCACCAGGTACAATAGCCAAACTTTCAACCTGGGCAATTCCTTCATCTGTTGTTGTAAGTCTTACTTTATCTGAGCTGACACAGCTCAAGAACCCTGTGCCATTATGATTTGTTTCAGTTATTGTCACAACAGCTGCACTAGGATTAGCTACAGTAAAATCTGCATGAGCGTTGATCCTGGTAAATATATTATCAGCTGTAGTGTTATTATTTGTATGCGGTCTAAAACCAAATGTTGTATCAGTTGGAGCAGAAGCGCCTGCTGCTTCGCTAGTAAATGTTACAGTAGTTCCATCAGACTTTGTAAATGTTAAAGTTGTTCCCACAGCAATATTTGCATAATCAGAAACAGTTACAGTACATTCACCAAATCTGCCACCTATAATATGTTCATGCCAGGCAACAACCTGTTCTTCTCTCCTATAAGTCATACCAGCTAGGCGGCCATTATTAAGAACGCACCACACAATATTGTCTGGCTCTTGCTGTAATGAAAACTGTTTTATACCACTTTCAGTTATATGCTCTGCCAGAATGGTCATATCTGGAGCTGTATAACTATCAGCATCAAAATTATATATTAATTCTCTTATCTTTCTTTTTGCTCGCTGCACAAACAAAGTAACATTACCAACCTGGACCGGTTGAATATCAGCTGACCCATAAGTTGTTTGTCTTTTAATCTGTGCATTAGTCGGACTTAATGGCTCTGGTGATCCAGAAGCTGAAACAGCATATTCACCGCCAGACGTTCCAACAATTAAACTTCTTGCTGCTACCAGGTATCTAATAACATTTACCTGGTTAGATCCAATCGTATAAGTCAATGATGATCCACTTGATGTACCATCAGCAAAATCTGTAAAGTCTCCACTAACTGAGAAAAACAAAGTCTGAGGAGCAGTTGCAGTATTTGCAAACACAAGACGTTCTTCAAAGAAACTCACACAAGAAGGAAACCCTGTGGTAGTTGAAAACGCACCTAAAGACCAGGATGTTGAAGCTGTCAGCACCCCAACTATTGTTACAGACTGTCCAGCTGTTTCATTAACCAGGTCAACACTTGGCGCAAATAAAATAGTATCGGCAGTAACCTGGACTATAAGTTTACTTGTTACATTGTTACCAGAGTTTGAAGCACCTGTAATTGTTACAAGTTGATTAACTGCAAATCCCTGGGTTATAAATCCACTAGCTGCATCAGTAATTCTGTCATTATGCTCCAGGCCTGTTGAGCTTGGATCACCTTCAGCAAAAGCTATTGTTGATACATTATAGCTTGGCATCAGCTCAGTTCTGCCTTCTGTGTTCTCCTGGACAGCTGCTGTTACAGTTGTTGCATTAGTGAACGCAGTTATTTTAGCATAACCTTCATGCAGCTTTACAATTCTACCTACATCTGTAGATGCGAATAAATCAGCACTAGCTGTTATAGTTACGCTTCCTGTTCTTCCATTTGATACTAAAGTTGTTGCTGTTGTGTTTTCATCCTGCATAGGCCCACGCCTAAAGTCCACCTCACTCATTGTCCAAGCTGTATGACTACTTCTAGTAATCACTCTTGGAGAATGATCTGGGTGGACCAGGTACATAACATCAGCACTCTGGGTAAATTTAATCGTGTCTAAATCGGCTGTAGTGTAAGGAGAAGAAACTTCCACAGCAGATCCACTTGATGTAACCTGGCCACCATCTTTATAAATTCTAAAATATTCGTTACCAAACTCTAAGACATAAGTTTGCGTTACTGAAAACTCAAATGGTATTAGTCTTGTTGCGTTAGCTGCTGTCTTAACAGAAGCTATAAATTTTGTACCAGGCCTTCTTGATGCACCACCATGAGGATGTATAACAAAGTTTTCTAACCTGGAGCATCCATTAAAATATTTATTTACGTCAGTCCTTCCATCAAGCCTTGGCGATAATTCACCAGCTGTGAAATTTGTAAACGCATGACTAGCTTTAGCCATTCTTAAAACCTTGAGTTAATAAATGTTGGTGTAGCTACGTTAGCGTTCTGAACATCAGTAATAATATTACCTGGCGAACCTTCGGTGGCATCAACAAACCTTGATTCAATTAGTTTCTGGTCATAATTAGCTTTCATTTGCTGAGATAAACTAACACTTCCTATCAATGGATAGGCTAAAGATGCAGCTAAAGCAGCTGATAAAGTTTCTATAAGTCCAAAATCATATTCATTTGTGTCTAGTACTCTGGCAACATAAATAATATTTACTACAGTTTCGTTAGTTAATATCTTTCTGCCTTCTACTTTAAACAAAAAGTCAGCTGTTTCTAAACTTAGAACACGCAAACAATAAGGATCTGTAGGTAAAGTGTACTGATAAGAGTATTCAAAAGCTGGTGTATCTGTGTCTGCTGCAAGAGATGCTCTTTTAACTAAACAGTTCCAGGGATGAAATCTAAAGACTGTATCTCTTATAGAGTCAAATCTTTGGTTACATAACCTGGCAGCTTTACTATCTTCAGTTAATGAGCTGATAGCACTAGCGCCTAGATCAATCAAAGCATTGTTACATATATCCACTACTGAAGGCATTTTAAATTCCTATAAAAAAGGACAGCATATTTCTATGCTGCCCAAATTGTTAGTTTACAACGTATTCAATAATGAATGACATTGATCCAGCAGTACCACCGGTTGCATTAAAAGTAACTGCAACGTAGTAGAAACCACCAGGATCACTTGAATCACCAGCATTGGTATAAACCTTATCACCACAAGTGGTAATGTTAGCTGCTTCAAAACGAACATCTGTCATTGCGCCTGCATCTGCTACAGAGCTTGCAAAACAATCTTCGTCTTTAACAACACCAGCACTTGTGTATAAGCCAACATTAAAAGTACAGCTGCCACCAAAAGTGTCAGTTGCAATCTTCAATGAAGTTATACTAGCGTGAGTTGGAATTGGAGCTAACATAACAATATCATTGTCTGTGCTATCTCCGGCGGCTAGTTCAAGAGTACCTTGAGCAATACGAGTAACGCCAGTTAAAAGGCTGGCATCTGTCATTACTGCTGGTGTAGCTTCAAAGTTTGAAACTAGAGTTGAGTCTAATGTAGTCATATCAAGTTCTCCCTTTAAGCTGATTCATCACAAAGGACAGAAACCACTTTAGCTTCTTCCATTCGTGTTGATCCAAATGTTGAACAATAAAAGACTTGAGTGGAGTAGGACTTATCTGCTCTCTCATCAATCTTCGCCATAACGTCTTTTCCAACAGCAAGCTTAACTCCATCTTCAGCCCATGCAAAACAAGTTCTGATATTAGAAGCCACAGCTAATCTTGTAGACATGATAAATTTGAAACCCATAAAAGTATCAACTTCACCTTGAACAAGAGCTTTGATGTTAGAAAAATCGCTTGATGTTACTTGAGTTGTACCAAGTAAAGCTTCAACTTGCGCTGGAGCTACAGCAATATATCTAGGAATAGAAGGATCTACAGAACCTTCATCTAAGATTTTCTTTGCCTGGATAAGCTTTGCTACTGTTAAATCAGCAGACCCATGAGCAATAATGTTACCACTCACCATATCAGTTGACGTACCACCAGAAGAACCAGTTAAGGATGTTCCAGTTGCAGCGGATATAATTGAATCATCCATAGCTCTACCCATAGCAGCAGCTGCTGCTTGAGCATAAGTTGATGTAGGATCAATTAACATACGAACCTTATCAGCATCATCTATTAGATCTGCCCACTCATATGTATCCATAGTTACCATTCGTCTTGAATGAGGTGTATCAAGAATCTGTGTGTCCATATGTCTGCTTGTACGCTTGACAGCTGCAACACTTCCAACTTGATCGAAAAATGCTTTCTCACCAGTTACAGATTCTTCTGAAACAGCACCACGCAACAAAGAACCTTTTTGCTGTGATAGTAACTGTACGTTAGAACTAAACTGATTTACGAAAGCGGTAGTTATTTGTGTACTCATTACACTTCTCCGCAGTTTAAAGTTAAAATTAAAACGCTACCTGGGGAATCCAGACGTAAGTTTATTTGATGTTGCGAGGGCCTTTGCTTATCTCGACTATTTTGCTAGTGATTTTTTTAGAAGGACCATTTGGTTTATCTTCTTGATTACACCATTGCAAATACTTGTCAGCTCTATCAAGTGGATCATCTATAATCCTTCCAGATCCGGTTTCAAGTACCATTCTTAAAACCTCAAGCTTAAATTCTCTATTGTCTATACTACTCATACCTCTAATTGCTCCGCTATTTTAAGAGATTCTTCTACATACCAGGTATGTTCTGGGTGTTTTGCATCCCAAAAAGGACCATCTGGCCTTCTGATCTCTCTTAGTTTCTCACTAAGCTCGGCATTTGTAGGAGCGCCATTCATTTTTGTTCCGGCTAAAGAATCCTCTCCAACCTTATCTTTTAGAAATCTACCTAATTTAGACATCATTCTTACGACTTCTGGGTGATCTCCGAACAAAGACCCATCTGCCATTTGTAAATCTGTAATACCTTCTGTGCTAAATTCTGACAAAACGCCATTACTTAGAGCTATATTATCATCATAAGCTGCACCCATTTCTCTTTTTAAAGATTCAATGGTTTCACTTTGCTTTGCTGCCATAGCGTTTGGATCTGGCAAAGCATCAGCTGTTGTTGTGTTAAACCAATTTAACAAACCCTGGGCCTGCCTTGGCTGCAATCCTAACTTGTGAGCTACATCCTTATAGTTAGTAAGCATCTCAACATTCTCAGACTGACCTTCTGCCAATTTGTTTTCTAGCTCATAACCAGAGCTTTCTGCCGGTCTGCCCATTTTATCATAAACAATATTCCAATCATCATCTGTTGCATACTTGCCTGGTATAGCAACCTTATCAGCACCAATCATTGACTGTGCATTGACAAAGCTCTTAGCAAGACTAGGTATGTCCTGGATTGTTTCTAAAGACTTATGACTTCTAATTTCTTCTGGAATTTCTGAGCGCCAATCAATTTTCGCTGGCTCAACAGACGTTGCTTGTCCAGCTTCTTCTACAGCCGGAGCATCCGCTACCTGTGTTTCTTCACTCATGTTTCTACCATATCCTCTCTTTTAGGTTTGTCTTTCAGCATTGATTTTAAAAATAACACTACAGTTCGCTGACCTTCTCTGTAGGCTGTTTCGTTTGCATTATCTGAAAATGTAGTTCCATCAATATGAAACCTGGCTTCTAAATCTTTTATAACTTTTTCGCCGCTGACTGATTTCAATACAACTTGATAAGCAACTCTTAATTCATCTGGGGTCATTGCTGTACTGCCTTAATCATAGGAGCTGCATTACCAGCTGCTTCAGCTGTCTGCATCATTTCTTGTTGTTCTGCCTGCTTTTGTTGTTGAGCTTGTCGTTGCTCTCTTACCTCTGCAACTTCTTCATCACCTTTAACGACTGTTGCTGGTATAGATAAAACCTTAATCATTTCTTTTGCCATGCCATCAACATCCAGGAAGTCAAGAACACCTGGGTCAATCTGTGCAAAAGGTGAAAGCATTTCAAGGAATCTCATCATTGACTGAACATCACCCTGGCGTTGTGCTTTGGCTAAAGGACTGACATATTCAATCTCAATATCACTTTCCCTCATAAACTCTGGCGCAGCTTCAAACGCTTTTTGTCTTGATAGTAGATTATAAGTTCTGCTTATAAGTGGTTGTAATAACTCAAATTGTAGCCTTCCTAATACCGGACCAAGCATACGCATTTTTTCTTCTGTCCTCTGGACAACTTCTGTTGCTGTCATTTGTGGACCTTGACCAAGAAGCAGCTGGTCAACATAGAAAGCGGCCTGGATTGCTTTTCGTCTTTGTTCTTCCATATTCAGACCAAGAACATTATTAGCGCCAATATTTAGTGGCTCTATTCTGTCTCTAGTTCCAGACCTGTAAAAATTTAATCCACCAGGCACAGTACGAACCGGCAGAACAAACCCATCATCAGGTACAAGAAGTGGAGGATCAACTTGTTTTTGAGCTGCTCGGATCGTGACCTGGCTCATAACATTAATCATTTTAATGTCTGGCAAAGCAACCATAGAGGGGGATCTTCCATAGCCAACTTCGTATGAGCTTTTTAAAAATCTTGGTACACAGTAAGGAAACTCATCAAAGCCACTTTCTGATAAGACCGCTTTAGCTTCCGGATCTAAGTATACAGAAGCAACAGGCTTATTACCGGCATCTATTTTTGTTATATCTCTTTCATCACGCTTAAAAACAGCATGAATAAGAGTAACCATTTCATAAGGGTTCTCTTGTTCTCTCTTTAAAATCTTTTGTGATACGTTTGCCACGCCAAATTTATTGACAACCGCTCTAGCTGGCATCTTAAATTTTCTAAAAACAGTATCAACTCTGCCATTATCATCTTCTGAAACGTAACATTCAGAGATATGCCTGGCTGAAAATCTTATTTGAAAGTCATCATCACGCTCTATAAACAGAACGCCTGTGCCAAATGTAATTAAATCATGATACAGCTCATGGATTTGCTCAGCAAAGTTTGACCTGGCAAACGCCTGGTACATAACTTCTTCAACAGAACCTAGCCATTCTCTAGCTTCATCATTGCCATTAAGTTCTCTGTCTCTAAAATTTAAAGAAAACCATTTAGTAGACATATTGGTAAGCATACCATGAAGGGATGCACTCAATAACTCAGCAGCTAAAGGAGCTGTTGTGTCAAACATCAACTCAGTATTCTTATCGCCTGGTGATCTTTTCTTTGTAATGTCAGCTTTTCTGGTAACAACATAGTCACCAATCTCCTGCCAATGAGATTCCCAGGTAGCTCTTTGTGACTCTAAGCTGCCAAATCTTTTCATAAGCAAGTGAGCTGTTTTATCAATCTCTGCCATTTATCCTAATGTTCCTTTTAAACCAGGTCTTAAAATCGTCTTCAGCTGTGATGTATCGCCCTGGGCGCTGGTCATAATTGTATCTTTTCTACCAGATCCCCTGCCTTTTTTATTCTGCATACCATAAGCATCAACCGCTTCATTCGGATTATAACTTGCAGTTCTTACAGGAGCAGAAGCTGCTTTCACAGGTGCAGCTACTCGGCTTGATACAATAGATGGCGTTGAAGAATCATCACCACCCCTATTACCACCACCAATAGGATCTAAGTCTGGATTACCACTATAAGTACTGAATGTTGTTCCAAAAGCTGAGGTTTCATTAACAACACCTTCTACATTTCCGCTGCTGCCATAAACAGGAGAAGCTCCCCTTTGTATGCTCGACTGCATATAACCAGCACTTAAAGTTGAGATGAGTGACAAAGTACCAACACCAGGCACTAACGCATCCATCAAATTGCTTCCAGTAATACTACCACTTTGCTGATTAGATAAAGATGTGCTGCCAGCATAATTACCGAAACCACCAGACAATCCCATTTCTGACATTTGCGCCTGGCTTTGTGCATCTGTCATACCAGCTATGGCGTTTTCTTCTTCCATCTGGTCAACAGTATCTTGACCGCTAGGTTCACTTGTTTCCGAAGACATTTATTTATTACCACCCAATAAAGTCTTATAGGAAATTTCCTCATCTTCAATCATGCCTGTCGGTCCTGTCATGATAGTTTTTTTCCTGGTCTTTTTTTTAGGATCAGTACGCTTTCTTTCAGCTTCCGCCTGGACAGTTGTGTTAGGTTTTACAACAGGTGGCGGCGGTGGTGCTGCTTCTACCGGCGGCGGTGTGCTAACTTTAGGTGATAAGAAACCCATTATACTGCTACTCCAAATACGTTATAACTACTATCCGCTATTTCTTGCGGCGGCCTTTCGAAGCCTTTGTTTTCTTTAATTCCCACGCCACAGTACCGCCACGCATCCGCTGCATGACTTGAAAAATCATGGACCGGAGTTGCCCTAAAAGTTCTAAGCCTTTCATTATAGGCCCTGTGATAATGTCTAAGCGCTTCCAGACCCACCTTGCAGCGGTCCTGGTCAAACCAAGTCCTTGTAATAAGCATTTGAGCAGCATGGATACCATCCTCAATAGGTAGCTTTGGAACAACTCTAAAATTGATACCAAGGTCATACGAGATCTCCCTGCGACTCTTGCCGCTTCCAAGTTCTCTAACTTCAATGTCATGCGGCGCATTGTGAGTACCAAAAACATAATCTTTATTTGCAAGTATTTTCGCATAATGGGGTAAGCCTTCACCCCTCGCTTCATAATAATCAATAACATGAACAGCTCTACCTACATTCTGTGTAAACCAAATAGCGGTGCTATCGCCTATTCCAAGATCCCACCAGGTATCAACCCTTTGTGTCGGATCATATGGCACATTGCTAATCCTGCCGGCTTCCTGTGCGGCCTGTAATTCTTTTCCAAAAATAGAACCAGGTACATTCGCAACCCATGAACATTCAAATTCCTGGGCAAACTGATCCTGGCTCATCATAGTCTGAGCAGCTACCAGCTCCTCATCATCAACAATGCCTGTCTCACTAGCCTTATACACAGCAGTAAACCAATCATCAGAGGTCGTAGCAGCTTCATACAGATCATAAAAAGCATTGTGACCTCTTGGCGTACCTATAAAAAAGGCCCACCCCTTACGATCAGATAACGCCGGTCTAAGCACAGTTGGAAATAAACTCTCTGGAATATCTGCCATTTCATCTATGCAGCACCCATCAAGGTAAATTCCACGAAGGCTATCAAAATTTTCTGATCCAAGCAGCTGTATCCTTGCACCATTCGGCAAATCACAACGCAGCTCAGTCTCATGAAAAGAAGCCATAGGAACTTTAGATGCAAAATCTTTTAAGTAACTCCAGGCAACCATCTTAGCCTGCCTATAAGTAGGCGCTATATAAGCGTATCTGGGGTTAGTCTTTGTGTTTAGTATTGCTGCCCTCAGTAGATGGTTTATAGCCATCACAGTCTTGCCAAATCGTCTGTGCATCACTAAGACTGCCCAGCGCTTCTTATCAAGCTCAGCGTGTAGCTTTGCCTGGAGTGGTCTTGGCTTGTAGGGTATCTCAATGTTCATGTGTCAGACACTCTCAACTAGGTATATATTATCGTATAGACAAGCGCCCACTTCGTTTGGGGGTGGTGGGGGGTCTAAAAAATAAATAGGCCACCCTACTTCTACGAACTAAATACTCGTATGGATCTGACAGCCAGCTTATATTACAGCAGACCAGGTACAATCCCAGGTACAAAACAATAATAATTTAATAAATGATAATGGTTGTGTGTCGCATTACTATTCTTAATCTCGTGTGCGTGAATACTGCCAACAATCCTTACAAATCACAGCAACTACTGCACACTCTCCACACTTCCATTCTGCCAGCTCAACGTAATCTGGCCTTGAGCTGTTCCCTTATCTTCTGGCTTATCTCTTAGTCCACTACTCTGCATCTGTCTTATATGCTTATCCTTGTGGTCGGCTTCCAGCCTTCTTCTCTGAACCTCTGCCATTGCAAGCTTTGGATCTGTTGGCAATGGAGCTTCAACTAAATCTAAGATCTGATCTCGCATCACTTCACATTGCAGAACTCTTGCTGTTCTATATAAAGCGTAAGCTTCTTCACTCTCCTGGACATGGCGTAAAACTGTTCTCCAAGAAGGCAAATGCTCTCTTTCATTGCATATTCTGGTCAAACTTACGCCTTCAGCTATACTTTCGCATATCTCAGTCATCTGCGTTTTATTTACTCTAATCTTAGCCATCTAAGCTATTCAAACCCTAATATAATAATGATAAATTTATGGTAATTCGGTCAGCTCGGCTGAGCTTAATAAAAACCCTATATATTTCGCATCATTCAGTCAAGTGCATTGATTAAAAATAATTTAATTAATATTTATCATATCATACTACTTGACGTTTAACGTCATGCACATTATATAAGAGATGTAAGGTTATTAGCAACAAAAGGAGAGACAATGAAAACACCAGCAGTCATGAAATACGAAGCTATTTGCGGTGAGCTGTTAATAGATCCAGCATTACCTTTTGAAGATGAGAAGTTTATACTTTTTGTCGAAGCAGTAAAAAAGATGAAAGACATCAAACCGCCAAAGCATTGGGAACTAATCAAAAACTTTCTAAAGGAGAACTACTAACATGGAAAACAAAGTAAAAGTTGGAACAATCTTTAAATGCAGCTGGGGTTATGACCAGACAAACGTAGACTTTTTTAAGTGTGTTGGTTTCACTCCCTGCTTCATGAAATATGTAGCTGTAGAAACTGTAATAGTTGAGAACAAAGGTAGCGGAGCTGACTACGTTGTACCAGGCAGAAAAGAAGGCACAAAAGTCTACAAAGCAAAGATCAAGAACAGCTATTGCGGTGAACCTGGCTTTGCTCCAAACACTTACAGCTGGGCAGGCTATTGGGATGGCAAGCCAACTTACCAAACAGCAGCTGGATGGGGTCATTAATGACTGACAAAGAGCTTAAAACAACCTGGGTCGATA